CATTCAACGCACCACACAAACGCCCTATACGATCCTTGTCAAAGTTACTTAACGTGCCTGTCGGCATCAAAACGTCACTGCCCTTCGTGTTCTCCATGTAACGCACAGATAATTCTATAGAACGCGGAATGTCCTGCTCACCACTCTCGTAGTAACAATACATTCGATGACTCACGCCCAAAGAACGGGCCATGTGCATCTGCGTTACGTTAAGCTCCTTACGCTTTTTTACCAACGTCTTGCTGTCCCACATGCTGTAGGAGTCTTTAGCCTTGTACATCCTCCACCTCCTCCAGCATACCAGCGTCAATCATGTCGGCAGCGAATGCCTCAACAGTATCAAACCTGATAGACTTGCCACTCCAGTCGCATGCAGACCTAGCTGCCATACGCATGAATGTGTTGTCATTGTCATACTCCCACGGAAACACGCCCTTCCATGCTTCCAAGAACGCTTCAGCAGTAGGAGCCTCAAACTCAATAGGATCCTCACTGATCTTTAATAAAAACTTAGGCATTTGCCCCTCCTTTGGTTGTTTCATATAACTTAGTGCAAAGATTGCAAACAATCAAGGAAAATATGATATAAAATTTTTTTTTAAAATTTTTTGGTGGTTGTTTGCGGGGAACTTGGCGCAACGTGTCAGCCTGTCAAGCTGACAGAAAAGGGGGGTGCCATACCCGTCCCGTCCCGATCTTGTCACATATTGCCGAGGCATAGGGTACCTTGGATGCAAACACTGCGTTAATCGCCCGTAGGGCTGCGCCTATGGCGTACAATTGTTCGGGTACTGGTAACCTACCGCACAAAAAAAGAGGCGCTGTAAAGCGCCCCAGTCTAGGTTTTGTGTAATGCGCTAGTTAGGCACGATGATCAAACCTCAGCGCATTACGTCTAGAGTTTAGGAATTCATAGGTTTGATCATCCAAGCCAGCAAAGATTGACGCAATACCAAGCCTGTTTTCTGGCAACAATGCCGCTTCGCCTTCAATGGTGCGCGTCACTGATTGAATAGCTTCATAACCGTTTAGATCATGGTTGCCTTGGCTGTCACCATAGCTATGCCCATACGCTTGCATATTGTGGCAGATGATTGCATCGTCACCATGTTGCGCGCGCATTTCAGATATACGAGCGCGAATTGTGCCAGCATCCCAACCTGTAACGCGTGATATATTAGCAACGGTTGAACCGCCATCGCTACGGATTGTTTCCCACATAATGCCAATGCGTGATCCATTGCGGTATGGCTGTTCTGGTGTAGACGTTTGGACGGTACGCGATGCGGTATAGTCAATACGGTTGGCATCGCTATGCCTGAACATGGCATCAATAAGCAGGCACCATGCCTCAAGTTTGGCAATCTCTAATGTGGCTTGGTGTTGTCTAAACTCAATGGTGCCAACCCTTGCCCATGTATCAAGAGAAACGCTAGCAAATTTGCGTCCTAATATTTGGTTTAATTCATTCGCGCTAGTCGCATTGTTGAATTCGTCATGATTGCGTCCATTGTCGGCAATGCGGCGGATAGAATGACAGAACCGCGCTTGACAACCATTATCGCGCCGCGATGGTGCCAATAGCAAATCAACGTCATTTTGTTGATTGGCGTATCTGATAAGCACATCCTTAACCAATGCCATTGGCATTACATCATGGCATTGATTATCAACCGGCATAAAAAATGCGCCGGTTGATGCCATTGTGCCTTTTGAATGCGTCCAATAGTAAGCCGGTGAAATATCTTTAACCGCACGGTTGCCAATGTGAACGTGCAAGCCGCAACCTTTTTTAGATACCTTGCCGCCATTGGTTTCAATAAATTGCATAACCGCGCTTATATCTTCCAATGCGCCACCGGCACCATGTGCTGGCATTGGCGGAAAGACAATTTCAACGTCAACATTTGCTGAACCATCATATTTTACTAGCAACCAATCAAAACCGGCATCTGTCAAAAGCGTGCGCCATTGATCAATTGAGCGGTATTGTCCGCGCTTATTGTGGAATTCTAATTCAACGCCAGCAGTCAAAAAACTTGTGTTTGTTAAATAAGCCATTGTTTTCATTACCTTTTTTCTGTTTTTGTAGACGCACGTTTGCGCCACTTCTAAAAACTAGCACGCAAACATTGCATAAGTAAACACAAAAAGAACAATTGTTCGCATTTTTTTATTATTGATCGGCTGCGCGTGCGTGTGCGCGTGAAAGAAAGGAGGACCAGTAACTAGCAGAGACAGATGACCCCAACCCCGAAGCCCGATCCCCGATCCCCGATCCGATTCACTCCGGTGCTGCCCGGGCCTCGACCCGGTAAACCCGAACAATTGTTCTGGTTATGCCCCGGCTCCGACTGGGACTGGGCAAAAAAAATGGGCCGCAGCGCCCGGCTGCAACCCAGTATAACCCGAACAATTTATATCCATATCCGTTGATCCTCCTCGAATCCCGCGTTGTCCCGTGCATTGAATAGCTCGGAAGTATCCAGAGCGAAGTCCCGATAACCGTCAAGAATAGTATCGAAGTATTGACGGCTGGGACTATATGTACCCGATGAGTTCATCCGGTAAGTCAGCATCCCGTTGATCTCCACCTTGCGGTAGAGTCCCGAAGCTACGCCCTCGTACCGATCAAGTGCCGCCTCATCTGCTTCTTCAATACGCCAGATGCCTACGGGCAAAAGGTCGTACTCGTCCCCATGTTCAATGTCGGCTACACCCCGAAAGACTAACCTCCAATTCGGAAAGTACGCAGACCCCAACGCTTTCGCGGTGGGGCTACGAAGTGCCATCTGGCTTTTGTTCAAGTTTGAGCCATAGGCGAAGTATAATTTACTCATTTGTCTACCTCCATTCATCAACAACCTGCTCGCCTACGATATAAGCATACATATTCACCAGCTTTTCAGGGCTGGACAGGTCAGTTGTTACCTCACCAAAGTTGTCTTGCTCGTATTCTTTGATGGTTTCTATAATTTTAAATACTTGATCACCCATCCACTCAATCGCTTTGTGCGTTCCAATAATGTAGTAGTCCATATTGAATGCGTGGTGGTGCCAATCGTCTTTGTTGTCTTTTAGCCACTCAGCGTCCTGCTCTTTCATCCAGTCCACAAAGTGTTCTTTGATTTCCTCATACTTGTAAGTCATGGCGTTTGCCCTCCTGTTTAAGTGCAGCCAGCGGAGGTATGGACGTATCCATATGAATCCTCTATCCGCTGACCTAGCCACAATTACAATCACCTAACGGCGTTATACTTTTGGCTTACTTATTATATATAGCAATCATTGCTACACCTGTCAACAACAAAAAGCACAAAAAAATAAAAAAGTATCATTTGGTACAAAACCGCTGACAACTGGGACGGCAAAAACAATACGAACAATTGTACTGGTTATTGGGGACCTGCCGGGGGGGGAGGTGGAACTGGTGCCGGGGACTGGAAGAAGTTTCTGCCGGGGACCAGTAGCCCGATCCCGAACAATTGTACTATTCCCGAACAAAAAGCCCCGGCAGCACGGAGCCACCGGGGGTAGTTTCCAAGGGAGGAAAGGACAGGATGACCCCGATTCAGCCCCGATGTCAAGCCCGACCCCGATCAAACCCCGATCCCGATGCCCCGAGCAGCAGCCCAGTGACCCCGAACCCGAACAATTCTACTGGTACAGGCCCGAAAAGCCCGATGGTCGCCGCCCCCTCCCCCCGCATGGGGTGTTTTATGGGAATATCTGGGTTATTCGCTATCTTCCGCTATATCTTGTGGGTCATGCTCAATAATCCCTACATCTGGTGTTACATTTACCATACGGGACTCAGCCAAACGCTTAAAGTCTGCTAATTTGTTCGCAATATCCTGCTTTGTGTTGGCTGTGATCTCCTCTTTGACAACGTGCTGCTTGTTGATAAGTAGTCCCGCTGCCTTCAAACGCAACTCCTCTGCTCTCAACGCATCGCTGAATTTACCCATTTCCCACGCCTGATCCCTGATCTTCTTTAGATCCCGAATAGACTTATCAATTGTTACCCCGAAACGAGCCTGTGTCTCCAGTCGCATCTCCTGTAGGCGTTCTGCTACGAC